CTACATCGTCAGAAACGATGACACGAAGGCCGCAGTATGTAGGAACAGAACCATTGCCACCATAGGCACCAGCAATAGAGCCACCAGTTGCGGTAGCTGTTTGGTTGGTGTCAGCAGCAACAACGTAATCAACTAATTTGCGCTCAACAAGGTCGTAGTAGACCTTTGAATGAACAGCAATAGCAGTTAACTTGTCACCAGCATCTCCTAATAATGCTTTTGCTTTCGCAACATGCTTAGGAGCTAAAGCTGTTGGTGAGTCTCCACTTTCTGAATCAATACAAAGACCAAATAACGCAGAGTTACTATCGTTTGCATTAATAGAACCAAACACACCAGAAAGACAAGAGATCAAGTCTTTTTGACGTTGGTTAGCAATATAAGCAGCGATCTTATTACCAATAGCTGCCATTGGATCAGCACCAGCAGCAAGAGCCGCTAAATCTCTAGCTTCAAAAGCACGACCTCTGTGAAGAATCACACCGATCTGCTTATCAGCTTGGATTTTGCCAGGAGTTAAAGAAGCACTATCTGAAAGAACTTCAAAATCACCAGAAAGATTTGCTTTCCAGTAAGGGACGTTCACAAAATCTCCACCCTCTGTCGCATTAAGCTCTGCCAAAGGCTGAACCACACCGCTCTGCAAAAATGCATCACGCTGAGTTGTTTGCTCAATAACGTAAGGCGTGAAAACCTCTGGAACGATTATGTCCGACCTTAAAGTCGCCATAAAATTTCCTAAATAAAGATTTTTACGATGTGGGTCACAAACCCGTAAGACTTAGCACAGCTTCGTCGTTGTAAGTATATTAGCGTTTCGCTTGCGATTGCAACTTCTCATATAAATTTTTGTCTGTTCTATATAATCTCATTTGTTCTGTGATGTTGTAGCTGTCAGGTGCAAATGGGTTTTTAGTTCCTGCAGGAATTTCAGAATTGCTAGTCCTGCCAGCAGGTGCGCCCCCTCCTTGTGGTGCTGTTTGTTTTAATAAGTAGTTGGCTTTTTCGCTTAATTGTTTTTTAGTCCATTCAACGATTGGAGTTCTTTCATATCCATCAACAACAACAGGGACACCACTATCAACTTCTATTTTATCTTTTGGAATGTAATTATTAAGAACTAAATTTGGGTCATGTACCACTTCCGCCAAGGCTGAGACGGCTGGCGAGATAAGTTCAAGCTCTCGAACTTTTGATTCAAGGTCAGCAATTCGTTTCTTATCTTCGGATGATTTCTCTCGATATTGGTCTTCCAGTTTTGTCCTTGCTTCTGTGTATTTTCCTTTTGATTCAAGTTCAGCCTGTTCCGCATTGTGCTTGAAATCAATTAGTTCTTGTATGTTTACATTGTCTGGAACATTTTTTATTTGTTGAGAGATTTTTTTATATTCGTCTAAAAGTTCAGCGTTTTTTTTACGCATTGACTCCAGTTCTTGCTTAAGAGCTTTGTTCTCCACAGGAGAAACATCTTGCTCCACAGGAGCATTTGATTCTTCAGCCATGAAAGTTAAATTCCCCACAGGGTGAATGTTTACTTGATTTTTTTGGTGGTTTTCTTCTTAGCAGTCTCGGTTTTTACCTCAACTTTAGAAGGCTTGCCTTTTGCATCAGCAAGTTTTTGGAAAAAAGTCTTGCTCATGAGAAAAGCAATGATTAGTTTTTATGTTATCAAGATTACTTCTTTTTGCCCCCTTTCTTGGTTTTTTTCTTTTTGCTGTAGGGCATGATTCCGGAAAATGTGCTAATATCAATAAGATAAGACTATCTTGATAATGGCAAAAGGTGACAGAGCCTCTGAAAGGTTTACAGACCTTAATATTGGTTATTCAATCGACCCTGAGGACAAACGGACAAGAGAAGAAGTAACGAAAGACATGAAAAAATTGGGGATAAAAGTAACTCGTGTTTCTGAAAAACCACCTGAAGCTTATTAATACGCTTCTAAAGTAATTTCTGTAAAAGATTTTTCAATGCCTTCTTCTACCCATTCTTTAGTCTCAGCAGAAAGAACCTTATAACGAACCCCTCTAGGCTGAAGGATTTCTTTTTCTCCCAATCCATTCCAAGGCTCGATTGAAGTTCCATATTTATTGACTTGCTTAATCATTACTGAATGTGTATCAGCAGAGAACCCACTTGCGATTCTTCTGTTTGCTGTCCAGCTTTCCATTGTCAGACCAGCATCACCTCTTTTGTAAGATTCAACAATTGACTCAACAACCCTTTTGTCTTGGAAACCTATTCCTCTAAAAATTGTTCCATCAAGTTCTTTTTGCCCTGCTAATAAAGCCTGTGGTTTTCCTTTCCATTTAGGAGCCTTAGAAATGTAGTCTTCCATTTGATCTGCATATCTTCCCCACTGATTACGAACATTTTCAGTTCTAGCTCTAATTTCTTTATATCTTTTTAAATGCTTGATTTGAGCAGGATTTAATTGTGCCCCTACTGCTTGTGCTTGATCTAACTGGACACCTCTTAATTGCATATAATCACTTCCCGCCCATTCTCCAATAATTGTTTCTGTTTGCTTGAATTTAGTTGTTGTCAAACCAACTTCTTCTGGCTTTGGCTTAAACATTAGATCTTCAGATTTTTTCTTCCCTAAACCTGACCTCTTACGAACTGCACTTGTTTTTGATTCACCTGCAATCCTTTTATCAAGAAAACTAGGATCATTCCATTTTCTTAAATCTCTTTTGATTTCTTTCTTAGGTTGTAAAGCTTTCTTGGCTTTGTTATTTAATTTCTTTTGTAACTTGGCAATTTTGTCGTCTTCGATCCTACGAGCCAATTGCTTCGGTGTAATTGTTTTAAATTGATCTTTAGGAATGTACTTAGAATTAAAAGCTTTAGCTGATTTCCAATATTTTTGTTCTGCCTCAGTTTTAAGTTTTAAATTATCTAAGAATTTGATTGTGCTTTGTTCACTCTTAGGAAGCTTCCCGAAAGTAGCAACTTCAGGAACCACATCTTGAACAGATTTCTTGAATTTAGTTTCTAAAACTGATTGATCAATTAATTTCTTTTGTGCTGCTGTCAAAGGTGTGTATTTAACTGTTCCTGCTTTTTCTGCTGCCGTCATATATTTTCCTTCTTTAGCTATTAAAGCTTTTGAAGGTGGTTTGATTTTTGGCTTTGCCGCCAGTTTCTTAGAAGGTGTTTTTGTATATGTCTTTTGTAACTGCTTTAAAGTCTTAGATGATCCATCCTCACGAACAAGTTTTTTTAAGGCTTGATCAGGGCCATATTTCTTTGACAAGGCATTAAAATATTTGACTTTATTCTTACCCAAGCTTTTCGCTTTATAACTTGCCGATTGATCTTTCAACCATTTTCCATAGCTAGTACCAGCAGGAACAGAGCCACCTTCTGCTGCTCTTTTTCCTAATGGTGTCTTCGGTGGTGTAATTCCTAATCCTTCATAATCCAATTCAGCAACAGTTCGACAACGACACCCAAAATGCTGTGGAGGTGTTGGCCCTTCTCCATATTTAAAAACTTGCTGATCTAATACCCGACATTCAGGAGCAGTTCGAGCATCAAGAGTTGCCACCCATTTATATTTTTTTGTTAGGTCTTGATTGTTTTCGTAAACAGCTTGAGCTGCATCATTACTAACTTGCTGAACACTTGTCCTGACTAAATTCGTAACCTGATTTGGTTTAAATGGCTTTCCATCTTCAAAAATTAATTGATCTCTCAACCTTCTAGCTAATTGAGCAGTTGGTTCACCTGTTAACAAGCCATCTCGAACAGTTCGACCAAACAGTTCTCCTTGCTTTGCTGCTAAACCTCTAAATGCCTGTTTTAAATTTTGACCATTAGGAAGATTAACAAGAGATCCTTGCTTGGAAGTTAAAGAGAACTTCTGTGGAATCCCTTTTACCTTTGCCTGTAGATCATCACTCAATAAAGAAGCATTTATATCAATAGGATTACTATTAACAACTGATTCTGCATATCCCTTTGTGACGTTTAAAGGATTAACGACAGCATTGCTAACAGCAGGGACATTTGGAAGAGCTTTCTGTAGTTGAAGTTGTGCAAACTCACTTTGTAATCTTGTTATGCCGTCAAGTTCCTTGACCATTTGAGCAGCACTTTTATTTGACCAACCTTTCAGACTTGCATCTAATTGTTTTAAAAGAGAACGCAACCGATCAGCCTTATATTTCGGCTGCTTTGCTCTTGGCATCCTTTCAATTCTTGCCAATTGGTCAATGGTATCATTGATTATTCGGTCATATTGTTTGACAAGTTTCTTAGACGTTCCATTACTGAAACGATTTAGATCAAGCGTGTTTCTATAAACGCTTTCTGGAACATCACCAGTAGCCATTACTAATCATCCTCATTTTCTTTCTCTAATTCATCTTCATCCTCTAAATCATCATCGTCTTCTTCTATTTCTTCCTCTGGTTGTTCCATATCTATTAAACCAGCTTGTTCAGTTGACTCAAGTTCTTCTTCAACGTCAAAGTCATCTCCCAAGACTTCACCTTCGACAAGCTGTTTTAACATTGTCTCCTGTGAGATAGTGCCAGCAGTATAAAGTTGCAGCAAGCTTCCAATCTCTTGAGGATCAAGACGAGAAGCCAAGAAGTCACGATTTACAAAGCAACTGCCAGATTCATTAGTGCCTAGATATTTTGCATGATACAAAAGGGAATTATCAATCATATCTTGCATTTGTTGTGCTACCACCTGCATTGTTGAGTCTCCTTGCGAGCGGTCTATTTTTTTTGCTTCTGCTGTTTCTGCGGATAGCTTTTGACCTAGAACTGCTGCCAAACCAAGCTCATTAATCTGCGAAGCAACTTGTTCAAGTCTTTTAAATTGTGCATCATAGCTGCGACCACTAGGTTCTACATATTCAGCACGACCATCGGAAGGAAAAGCAATCGCCTCTCCAGGCCCAGCAGATACTTCCTCGCCAGATTGTGGAAACCCATAAAAGGCAAGCATCGGGACAGCCGATATATGTAATTGATTGTCAAGGTCTGATTGAATTTGATAAGTTTTAAGATTCAACTCCGCTATGTCCTCCATTGGTGGACGTGATTCCATCCAATTCACTCGGTTGGCATAAGCCACAGAAAAAGGAATCTCACTTAAAGAGGTTGTACCCTCCTCATGTATTGCATAATTGCCATCATCATTTTTTCTGTGAATTTCAAAAGCTCCAGGTGTTAACAATCGAACTTGTTCAACCTGTTTCTCACCGTAGAGGCCATCAGATTCAAAAACTTTTTCTAACAGTCTCAACTGCGTGAATTTCTGCTGACCATCTACTAATTCACTTCTCCATCCAAGAATCTCTCTAGGGCTATATGTCACCCAATAAGGACGACCTAGTGCATCGCTTGGAGCATCGACAAGCACACCTACATGTCCATAGCGAATCATTACTCGAGCAGTTTCGTATGTCCAAACATTTAGGTCGTTGCCTTGTAAGTCGACATCGAAAAGGTTTTCTCTAATTGTGTCACTTACATCGTTTAATCTGACAGGTTTTCGAGTTAGCATCCCCGCCAACATTCTCTCAAGCCTTTGATAATAAGGAGGACAAACTGAACGGGCTAACCTGTTGTCATAAGATTCGTCTAATTCTCTAGGTTCTTGAGGTAGATATCTCCTATGACGACGACGCATTTCATAGGTTCCATTTAATAAATCTTCAATAAGACCCCAGTGAGGCTCTTGTGCATACCAAGCAGAACAAGGTTCATTAATTTCTGTTGAAGTGCCTGTTTTTTCTCTGCTGTAATGATTGAATCCGCTATACACGATGAAAACCTCGGTCTATGTGAACAGTTTAGCCATCTTTTAATAGATCCTAATACCTGTAGAGCGTCCAGAGTTCATGTGTAATGGATTGAACTCTCTCCAAACAAGGTATCCAAGCGAATCTGCCATGTGATCGAGGTTTTGAGATTTATCAGGAGAACCATCTTCTGCATAGGCTTGAAGCTCTAAAGATTCAATTGTTTTTTTACAACGAGGATGAATGTGCAATCTTATTTCTTCTTTTCCATTAAGCAACATTGCCTGAACTGCTGCAACTCGATCTCTGATATAGGGGTTACTTGCTGGTGATAAGTTTGTAATTTTTCTTTGCTGTAAAAGTTCGATGTCGGTCTTAGCAGCATTTGTTGATCTGTTTCCTCCTGAAGCGTCTGGGTAAGCATAAATTGTTTGATGTGGGAATTTGGCTCTGATTTGATCGGCCATTGAATCTGTGTCATGTGCTCCACCTATCTCGTCAAAAATGTATAGATGTCCTTTGCTAATTACCCCGATAGCTGCATTGCAGTTTCCAACGTTGAAGTCACAGCCAACCCTAATAATTTCTGAAGAGTAGTCAGGAATATCTTCAGTTACATGCTTTGTTCGGTCAAATCTGTCGTAGACAGCCCCGGTCTGAAGGTTGCAAAATTCTCCCTCGGTATAAGCACGAACTAAAGAGGCTGGATAATTTTCGAGTAATGCTTGAAGAAAATCATCTGGAAGATAAGGATTATCTTTTGTACGAGCTTTGAAGAGTGCTCGGTCTTCCTTGTGACCTTCTCGGACAAACAAATTATAGAACGTACCAAAACCTTCGGGAGTAGAAAAAAGACCTAATTGTCTTCTATTCCCTGCTCTTAATCTGCCTAAAAATTTTTCAATTGCTCTCTGACCTATATCTGCTTTCGTAGTGTCTAACTCGTCTGAACCTATAAAAGACAAGTTCACGCCTATGATCCTCTGCCAAGATTCCATTGAACGACAAAGAACCGTAACATCTCCACTAGGTAGATTTAATTTGTATTCAGGTAAAGGAGAGGCTCTATATTCATAACTGATTTCATTTGTTTCCCAAAATTCTTCAAGAGAACGCTGCAAAACATCACGAACCAAAGCCCCAGTAGGAGCGAAAACAGCCCCAATCGTATTGGGGTTATCAAGAGCACAAAGGGTAGCCCATGCACAAAGGGTTCTTGTTTTTCCTGCACCATAACCTGCACAAAATCCTACGATTCTATGTTCTACGTCTTTACAGATATTTTGCTGATAATGTAATAAGCCGTCAAAAATACGCTGCCGAACTAAATCTGTTTCTTGTGCTTGTTTTTCAGGTGAAACAGGGAAAGCAGTAAAACCTTGAGGATATAAAACATGACCTGCTGGTAATTCTTGGAGAATATTCAAGAGCAAAGAGAAGCTAATTTAGCTGCTGTATTAATTGCACCGAGAGCAATGTGATATTGACCAGCCCTTCTGGCTTCCATCTGTAAGGTGCTGCATTGGCTTAATAAATCTGCCACCATTTGAGGCCGCTCCAAGTCCCAATCAGCCTTCAGTTGCTCCCTAGCTATCTGTAAATACTTATCTACGGCTCTTTCTCCAACCCCCCAGTTCTCGGATGCAAAACGAACGCAGTCTGATCTTCTGCCACCATTAGCAATGATCCGAGCAAACTTCTGTGCTCGAACTACGGTTTCAGCTTGGGTTCCTTTTGTTGCCATTAATTGGATATTACATGTTTTGCTTTATTGCCAGTAAAATCCTCCCACCTTTTGACTATTACATCGCAATAACGAGGGTCTAATTCCATAAGACGAGCTTGTCTCTTTATTCTTTCTGCTGCAATTAGAGTAGTCCCAGAACCACCAAAAGAATCAAGAACCACTGCATCGGGTCTGACTGAATTAGCCATTTGATATTGAAAAAGATCAATAGGTTTCATTGTTGGATGCTCTTTATTCCGATTAGGTTTATGAAACTCAAGAACAGTAGTTTGCTTTCTATCCGTATTCCACTTGTGAGCTGCGCCTTCCTTCCACCCATACAAGCATGGTTCGTGCTGCCAGTGATAATCTTGTCGACCCATAACGTGCGTATTTTTAACCCAAATTAGGCACTGTCGAATTTTCCACCCCATATCTTTAGCTGCACCTCGGAAGTTATAACCCTCAGAATCGGCATGCCAGATATAGAAGGAAGCACCGGGTTTTAAGAAAGAATCTGCGGCTGTATATACATCGATTAAGAATTGACGAAAGTCTCCATCCGCCATTGAATCATTTTTAATCTTCAATTTTTCTTCAGTACCGCCTTCATAGTCGACGTTATAAGGAGGATCGGTCAGCCATAAGTCAGCAAATTCATCACCCATCAAAGTTTGAAGATGATCAACATTAGTCGCATCACCACAGAACAAGCGATGCTTTCCGAGAATATAAAGGTCACCTTCTCTAGAAATTGGTTCTTCAGGTGTATCTGGAACAGAATCAGGATCAGTTAAACCTTCTATAATTTCAGGTTCTCCAAGCAACTGCGAAAGATCCTCTGGATTAAACCAAGGCTCTAGGTCATGTTCTTCTGAGAGCTGTTTAAGCATTTCAGCATCCCAGTCGGACAAGTCAGAGGTTCTGTTATCGGCAAGAGCTAAACCAACTTTGTCTTCTTCTGTAAGTCCAGTTCTTTTAACAGCAATAATTTCTTTGCCATCTGTTTCTATCACTCGAAGATTTTTGATCCCAGCGGCTTTTGCTCCTTCAATGGTTCCATTACCAGCAAGGATCCTATTTTCTTCATCTATAACTATTGAACGAGCCGCACCAAATTTTTCTAAAGATTGTTTTATTAATGAGGAAGAACGGTCTGTCCTTTTACGAGCGTTTTTGTGATCGCTTTTTAAATCTTGTATTGAAGCCAAAACGTAACAGTAGTTAGATCAAGTGTAGTAGTTGATTGACTTAGGTCAATAATCTTATTAAGATTAGGAAGTCAACCACACAGGACTTTATTCATGGGCAAACTTGCTGACACCTTCGGACAAATCGTTAAGACAATGAAAGAAGGGGATGAGATTTTTCAACTTAATATCAAAGAAGTTGAAGAATCAGTTGAAGCGATAGTCGAACAAGAAAGAGTTGTTTATCCAAATGAATGGCTCTAAAAGATAGCCTCCTTCGGGAGGCTTTTTATTTTTCCTACATCCACCCCCCCTATATAAAAAACCATGTCAAAAGAAATCAGAATGATCAAAGGCAAATTGTATAAAGAAGAGTGCAAAGGTAATTGGGAACCAATGGAAACAACCGCAGTAAATGATGCTGGTGTTGCTTATAGAGCAATTCAGAGATTGCTTTTATCAATCA